TCATTTCCGAACCAAGGATTATCTTCTGCCCAAGCTTGGGCTTTAGGATCTGGTTCAGATTGTGGTGCGGGCTGTGACTGCTGTTGAACTTCTTGATTAAACTGTTGTGGTGCTGTGACCTGTCCAGTTTTGGCAGATCTCTCTTGATTCAAAGCTTGTACACGTTGAGCCTCGACCGCAAGAGCAGCTAGTTTTTGTTGTGCATTCGTTTGTGTATCTACGTCGGCTTCTTCATTCGCTTTTTTTAATATGTTCTTCGTTGCTTCGGTTTCGGCAGTAATTCTATTTGCTTCTGCAATTATATAGTTACCGTCAAGATTCGTTTTATGTTGTTTTAATGTTTGATTTTCGGTCTGTACACTTTTAGCGTACGAAGTAGCAGCTTTTTCACGGCGTTCAGCTTCACGAAGTTTAGCGGTAAGTTTGTCAATACGTTTCTTGACTCCTTTACTATACTCTTCGTGTTCGCTGTCTTCTTGAACAGCTACTTCTGGTTCTGGTTCTACAATTTCCTCTGCTGCACCATCATCATCCAACAACGGCTTTTCGGGCTGTTTAGGTGTGATAGGTAAAGAAGGATCTTCGTCTATTTCTATATCTACTTCAGGACCTGTATCATCTAACTGTACAAGTTCCTCCGCAGATTTTTTATTAAGGTCAGGCATGGTTCTTCTCCATGGTTATTAAAATTGATGCAGAATTGCTTCTGGGTCTGGTACTGTAGCGATAATTTCATCATCGTTCAGTAGCTTTATTTCTCCGCCCTGTATCTGTATGCGAGAGCCTGAGTATCTTCCTATCAATACCCAATCTCCTGCTTTACACCAAGGACCGCTAGAAAATCTTTCTCCGTCGTACGCTTGTGGTCCGACTTTTAATACATAGCCTAAAACAGTTCCAGCTTGTTGCCTTTCCATTGTTTCACTTGTAAGGACAATACCTCCTTCGGTTTGTCCTTGGCCTCTGTACGGTAATATCATAATTCTCCACCCAGTAGGTGAAGGTAATTGGTCGAGTAGTTCTGAGTCTAACTTTTCTGGATTAAGCGTTGTTGCGTCCCCTTTTTTCTTTCCTGAATCATACGCTTTTTGAAGAGGTGTTTTTTCCTCTGCATTTTTTTTCCATTCTTGTTCCATAGCTAAAGTGCTTGGGTTAGGCGTCATAAGTTATCTCCTGATTTTTTAATAAAGTTGTTACTTCTTCGCGGATGAAGTTTAGTGCGTCTATTTGACCAGTAAGATTCCTATAATGTTCCCAATCTCTTACTTCGCTATTGGTCATCATTTGTTGGATTTGCTGTTCTTTGGTATCTATTGCGCGCAATACAGCAGTCGCGAATTGTATTATGTCGATGTAGTAGTCCTCGGTGATTGATAGCCAGCATTAAATATTTCCATTGCTGTGGGCTGATCTTGTGGTGGTTCAAAGTTTTGTAACGGAGCCGGGACAGGAATACTCGTTATTCCACCTAAATCTGGAACGCCTGCGTTTCCGTATGGGTTAGATTGATATTGTCCGCTCACATAAGGATTATATCCCATAGCTGATCCATCTAGTACATAATTTTGCATTGCTTGATTTTGTTGAGCTTGATAATTCGCTATTGCTGCATCTATTTCTTCTTGGGTCGCGCCCGTTGTTGCAGTATCAGTTGTTGCAGTATCAGTTGTTCCTGTGTCCGTAGTGTTTATGGGTGTCCATGCTCCAGTAGCGTCTTGTTCAAACAAACCAGTAGCGATGGCTGTTGCTTCATCAGTATAACCATATCCTGTCCACCAACCCGTAGTATCTGTCGTAGTATCTGTCGTAGTATCTGTCGTAGTATCTGTCGTAGTATCTGTCGTGGCTGTCGTAGTATCTATAAGAGTCCAAGTTCCTGTATCATAATTAAATTCAAATCTACCAGAATATACAGCATCTGCGTATGAAGGATAGCCATATTGAGACCACCAATCATCTGGTGCATAACTTGTTTGATCCACAGTTTCAGTTTGAGCTATATCATCAGTGACTTGTGTTTCTACACTATCTGGTGGTCCTTTAGGAACCCATGCCACAACACCGCCAGGACCTGTAATTTGTTCAAAAAATCCAGAGGCTATAGCTTCTTGCTGGGTAGTATACCCCCATTGAGACCACCAATCCGTTTCCGTTGCAGTTTGGTTTACTGTTGCGTCCATATTAGCTAGAGCGGTGGCTTCTTCAGCAGCAATTCTATCGGCTTCTGCTTGTGCGGCGGCTTCTTCAGCAGCAAGTCTGTCAGCTTCGTTTTGTGCTGCAAGGGCATCTGCTGCGGAGGTGTCCACAAATACTTCGCCTTCTGCGTTAGTAATTGGAGTGTCTACTGCGTCTACAACTTCTTCGGTTGTGGCCACTGAACCTGACCCAGTTGTGTCTCTAATACCTACGTCCCTTTCTCCTGGTTCGTTACCCGACGGCAACATTCCACCGCCAACGGCATCATTCACGGCTGCGATTACTGGATCAGTTTGTGTTTCAGGTAATGGGTATTTTTCTGGATCACTTTGAGATAATTGAAGTGCATCTAATACATCAACAGTGCCGTCGCCGTTAATGTCCATTCCTTCTATAAACGGTCCTAATTCTCCTGCGTACTGCACGATACTTTGAGGAGTTATTCCTGGATCGAGTTGCGGTACTGGCGTTCCGTCTGGGTTTCTTAAACCTGATGCTATTTGCGAGAGATACTGCGCGTCTAACTCGTCAACGGTACCATCACCGTTAGCATCCATTCCTTCCGCGTAAGGTCCTAATTCTCCTAAGTATTGGATGATACTTTCAGGGGTTACTGCTGTTGCGGCGGTTGCCGTTTCCACGGCTGCGGTTACTGGGTCTACGCTTTCAGGTACATAATTTGGGTTTGCGTTAGTCTCACCGGGAAGCCCAATCACAGTCGCAGATTGTGTTGGATGCCCGTGCTCCATATAAATTCGATGCCAGTCTGCGGGAGTTAAATTTTCTTTGGGATCAAATAATGCCCAAAAACGTTGGTTGTAAGGAACGTCTGTATATAAGCCTGTTGTGGCTGTGGCGGGGGCTGTAGCAGGAGCTCCTTTACCACCTCCCATGTTAACGGGGGGTGAATCCATGATAGATGCACCACTTGTTCCAAGTGGTCCTAAGTTTAAATTAGAAGGCAAACCAGTAAGATCTATATTTGAAAAATCTGGAAGCTCAAAATCAAAATTATAAGACATTACCTGCTACCTCTATCTTGTCGAGCTTTTTCTCTTTCGGCTCCAACTTTCATTGCGGCTATGTCTTCTTGTGATTTCAACTTCTCTTCTTCCGATTGATCTTTTTGTTTTAGCTTGGCTGCATCCAGTTTTAATTTCTTCTCAGCTATGAGCTTATCATCTTCGTTTTCTTTTGCACGAATTTGAAGTTCTTTCTCTTTAAGTTGTACAACACCATCTTCTGGTGGAGTCATAATCTCTTCAAGGCGTGGCATAATTTCATTCATAAGTTGCACTTCAATCTTAGCTTTCAATGCGTCTTTTTGTGGATTTGGTTGCGGTTCTTGCGGTGCTCCGTCTGGTTGCATTGGTTGTTCTGGTTCAGGCATTTGTTGGTCGGCCATGTTCTGTGCTTGTAATGACATGTGTTGGAACATGTGAGACACCACACCGGGAGCCACCATTGGATTGACCATGGCTATAGAACTTGCCAAGAAAGATAAATGCGCCTCTATGTGTACAGCGTGATCTTGTTCTGGGAAAGCTGTAAGTGGCGCACCCATCAATGCCGCGCCATTCTCTTGCGCGGGATCCACAGGAGCGGGAGGTGGTGGATCTGGAAGTAATAAAGCTTCAATGTTTTCAGAACCTAATGCTTGATACATTCTTCTGTAAGCTTCTTTAATGTTATGTAATTCTGGGTTGCTTTGTACTAATTGTAATTCTTGTTGTGCTAACGTAATACGTTGAGACATGGAAAAGAAATTAGGATCACTAACAGGAATAACGTCTACGCGATCGTCAAAGTCTGACTGTTTAATTGCTTGATCCCCTCCGACCACTTGATACGGATATTCGGGGGGTAGGTACTCTGCAAATAATCTTGCTAGTATTTGGAACTCTAATTTTTGTGCGTAATGCAAACGCTTGTGAACGGCAGACATAACTCGTGTGCCTTGTTCCAATAACGCCATAGTTGTTCCAACTGGCATTTCTTGATTGCCTTCGCCAACGTTCATGTTGGTAATGGAAGCAAAACGTTGTCCAGCTTCTACACAAAAACCCAGCAACTGCATTAATGTAGCTGAAGGTTCTTTATAAGGTAGTGGTATCAGTGAATCTCTTAGTGCTCCGCCTGGTGCGTCCACGTCTCTGAACTCCCCCGGCTCCAACGGTGTCTCGTCGTCCCTGATCCTTAGACCTCTGGCTTTAAAACCAGCAGGGAGATTGCTTAATGTTCCCGCATCTATTAATTGTCTTAATGCACCAGTAGCGGTTCTCGACAGACCACCGATCATGTGTATCAGTCCAAAGCCGTAGAACCCAAGACCTGGTAGGAACTTGTAGTGTACAAAATATTGGACTTTGTTTTTAAGTGGGTCGCCTTCTCTGTAGTTTCTTCTAATGGATAAAATTTGGCTGGACGTTCTGTCCACTGTAATTATAAAAGGTAAGTGGTATCCATCGGGATCTTCAAAGCCTGGTACGTCCATAGAAACGTGGAACTCCAAAAGTTCGTACATCATTTCTACGTTGCCTTGCCTAACTCCTTCTAACTCATCTACCTTGTCGGCTACGTCTGTGTTCGTTGGATCACTGGCTTTTAATTCTATGTCACGATAGAACCCAGCAAGCTGATGACTGCGCACTTCGTTGTAAGACATCTTTACAACGTGAGTAATCCGTTCGCACGTTTCAAGATCGCTGGCAGTGTATGGGACTACCAAATCCTCTGTAGGGACAAAGGTGCTTACAGCGCGTTGCTTGCTGGGGTCAAAATAAACTTTCTTAAATGCAGAGCCTGCAAGGGGCAAATAGAACAATAATTGGTCCATTTCAGGGGTATATTCCTGCATTACCGTGGTTATTTGGTAATTCATGAAGTCTTCTACTCTTCTTGCTTGATCCTCTGTTTCAGGTGTTTCAGCACCCATAACACGGGTTTTGACCGGTCCTTTAGGTGGAAGTAGCTCTTTAAATGCTTGTGCTTGGAATTGTGTAACGGATTCAGCTAATAATGGGTGAGTTACCCCAGACGCTCCGGGGAATGGACGATCTCTGTCCTCGTATTTGAATCCTAATAGATCCAGTCCTTTAACATAAGTCTCTTCCCATTCAGCGCGACTGGCGTGGTCATCTTCAAAATCACCAATCAACTCATTAGCTATCTTTCCTAAATCTTGGTCGGATAGGTATTCAGATAAGTTAGCATCAAACGGAGCTTCCATTTGTGTTGGTTCGTCGTCGGGAAAATAATTTACTTCGGCACTGCCGTCTTCTTCAATCTCTACAGCAATATCACTGTCCGTGGGCGTTGGTTCTTCGATCTGAACCTCTTGACCATCTTCGACTTCCAGATCAATAAGATCTGACAACCTCTCTATGTTGGTTGGTTTATTATTTTCTGCCATTTACTTTGTTGTCCATTTTATTTACAGCTTCCATAACAGCATTGTAAGCTGGACCTTTTCCTACACCTCCACCCATATCAGGGGGATTAATTGGAGTGGCTCTTGGTGTTGGTGCTCCAAACGCTCCTCTTTCTGGGTTATAAAAATCAGGATTAGCGTCCTCTGACCTAGCTCCATGATACATGCCTAATGCACCTGCTCCAAGACTAACGAGTGCTCCTTTAATAAGACTGGCGAATTTTTCCATTTTGTAAGCTTGGTCCATAATTTGTCGTGCTTCTTGCTGAGTTTCTGCTGTTCTTGCGGCGTATTTCAAATGCGCAGTTAATCTTTCCATGTCTCTAAGCTCAGCTTCTATTTTTTCAAATTGTTGTCTTGTTGCGCTTGGATTACCAATAGACGTAACCCTAGGATCTGCTGCCTGCATATCATCAATTATTTTTTGACCTTGGGCTATCTTTTTATTTGTTAAGTTAGTTAGCTCGTCTGCTGTTCCCCCTAAAGCCTTCGTCATACTT